CCGTCCTCGTCCAGGGACAGATCAAAGCCTTCTAGCGGGATAGCGTCACGCCCGTTTTCAGGCTTCGGCATACGGTCCGCGGCTTTCTCAAAGGTGTCTCGCGCTTGGCGCTCCCACGACAAGGTAAGATCGGAAAAGCGGCGCTCAAACGTGGCCGCGACTTCATCGACGGTCGGCGCAGGTTGCGCTTGAGGAACCTCAATCGACTTCACCAGCTCGGCCAGGTGCAGCTTCAGCTCTGGCATGTTGGCGTCTTTGCCGTTCTCGGGCTTTGGCAGGGCCTTTACCATATCCTCAAGCATCGGGCGAACGTCTTCTACGGTCAGCGACTTGCCGTCCTGCGGCTTCTCGATCAGCGCGGCGGCGGCTTTGGCCACTTCGTCTAGGCTCGGGACTGGCAGAGGGTCTGGCACCTTGATCTCGCCAACAGCTTTAGCAACCAAGGCTTCAAGCATCGGCGCTACATCATCGGTGGTAACCGAAGTGCCGTCCTTGACTTCTGGCAGCTTAACGAGTTTGGCGATGGCTTCAAGGTCCGGCTCAACGGGCGCAGGAAGCTCGTCCAACCGCTTCACCAACTCGGCAATCCGGTCGTCGCGCTGCGCAATCTGCTCTTTCAGAGGCTCTACAGCCTTCTTCACCGCAGCGGCGATTACTGGGGCCAGGAAGTCGGCTTGCGCTTCAAGTTCACGCAGGTTCATTGGCGAGCCTCTTTTCTATCAACAGCGCAAGCATTTTGGCACTGTCTTGGATTTGTTCGTCGGTGGGTTCTTCTGTCTGCGTGGCCGCGGGTTCGGCAGCCGGAGTAGAAGAACTGCCGGTAGCGAATGGGTCCGCCTGCGCGTCGCGCCGCGAAAGAGCCTGAATACTATAATTCTGCTGCTGCAGATAGATCGTATCGCCGCCTTCCACAGGCTCTTGCCCGAGTTTACGCAAAGCGTAGTTTGGCGTCATAACACCGCCACCGACGCCGGCTGCCAAGGTTTCGACCAGTGAGGCCATGTCCATGCGCAGCAGACCGTCTAGGTCAAGCTCGACTCCGTAACCCGAGGGAAGCGCCAAGCCGTCATCCATGCACGCTTCGTACTCTTCGATCAGGCTTTGCAAACAGTCAGAGTAGTACTTCTGGTTCTCTTGCGCCGCAGTCGTACCCGTGGCCGAAGTGGTTACGCCGACCTTAGATGGCGGCACGTGGAAAGCCGTGCAGATCATTTCCGCAGTCAGCTTGAACTGCTCGATCAACTGGGAGTCGGTGGCCGACATCTTCATCTGTTCGAACTTAAGGCCGTCACCGACCACGGCCACTTTGCCGGAGTTGTTGCCCGAGTAGTTCGCATCCCAGTGCGCCTTTAGCCGCGCTGCAGTCTCGTCGGAGATCGCGCCGGGGGCTGTCAGGATGCCGCCAGGGCGGGCGCCATTCTCAAAGAAGGTGCTCGAATCATTCTGCATCTTCAGCGATTGGCAGGCAGCCAGTGCGCAGGCGTACAGAGGGGGAATACCGACTAGGGGGTGGAACAGGCAATTCATGCGGTCATGGATGATCTCCGATGCCGGCACGGTAATGCCTTCGCTGCCGATCGTGTTGAGGTCATCGCCGCCGCACTGATACCAAACTTCGCCGGAAGGCGTTACGAGCGGCGTAACTCGGCAAGGGTCGAGCAGGTAGATAGCCACTACAACGCCCCGATTATCGCGCCGCTTGAGGCCGTAGGCATTGCCGTTGGTGAGTTTCGAGGTTTCCCACCACTGCTTGAACTGGATGTGGTTCTGGTACTCGTTCGGCTTGCGCAGCACGGGGCTAAACGCTGGACTAGTGGTCTCTTTCCAGATTCCGTTGCCGTCCAGTTCCATAAGCCGTTGCCGCAGCTTGCCGATATCGTTTGCGATCAGCGTTACGCAGGCATAAACGGCGTAGTGCGCCAGGACTGTCGGCGATTTCCACTCGTCGTTTTTCTGCCACGCGCCAGTGTAAGGCTCGCTAATCCACGGATACCAACCGCCGCCGAGGGAACCCGAAACCGTCGAGCCGGTAACTGGCGCTCGCTTGAATGTCAGCTCCCGGCCAAAGATTCGCATTACACAAGATCCTGAGCTTTGATGGTGGCTTCGATATCCGACTTGTTGATACGTCCGTCTTTGCCGGTGCCGACGATTTTCAGAATGTCGATACCGTTCTCTTTGGCGAACTCGGCTACAGCGTCGGAAATCAACAGCTCGGTTTTTTGCGGCTGTACAAGCGGCACCTGGCTGCATTCGTCAGGGTAGGTGCCGTGGCCCAGCTTGCGCAGGGTTTCAGCGTAACGGCGCTGCATCAGAACGGTCTTGCCGTTTTTACCGTAGGTGAATTCGACTTTTGACATAGGGAGAGCCTCGAATTTTTGGCAGTATAGCGGCTAGCCGTTGCTTTCTGCTAGCTTTGCAGCTTTTTCAGCCCTCTTACGAGCCCAGTATTCTTTCATTTTCGCGCCCTGCCGCGCCCGAGCTTCTGGAGTCATAGCAGCGGCCATCTTCTCCCTACGCTCTTCAAGAGCTGCAGCTTGGGCTGCGCGGTGCTCGTCTGTCCAGCGGGCCTCTTGGATTTTCTTCTTCGCATCGGGATCTTTCCAGCGATTTTTCAGCCTTTCCGCCTGTTGCGATTTGAACTCCTCCGATTTAACGCACCGCTCTAAACCACCTCCAGCGAAGTTTTCTTTCGCAGCCGCCGCCTTCTTAGCTTTTACCTCTGGCCGCGCGTTTATCTCCTCTAGTGCGGCAAGGTTTTTCTCGCGATACCCAGGCTTCGCCCTGGCCTTAGCTAAGCTAGCTCTACGTTTCGCCTTTGCTTCTGGGCTCTGCGAAGCGGCAAGGAAAGCGGCGAACGCTTCAGGATTCTCTTTTGCCGATTTCCGCGAGCGCTCGGCGTGCAATGCTCTTTGTTCCGGGTCTTCATACCGTTTTCGAGTAGCTTTGCTGCGGTTTTCCACGCCAGTTTGGCTTCGCATACCCGCCATGTAGCGTGCTCGTATTTCCTCGTTCTGCCATGTTGCCTCAATCCGAGCGGATGCAGCCGCACGAAACTCAGGACTACTCCTTACCTCCGACATTATGGCGCTTATCCGCTCCCTGAATTCAGGGGTAGATTTAGTCACTTTCTGCGCTTCAACGCGCTTCGCCATTGATTCGGCGCTCAGATCGAAGAAACCATCCCCGCCTCCGGTGGAATTCGTAAGCCGATGGCCTTTATCACGAAATTCGGAAATAAGCCTTACCTCATAGGGCTCCCAAGGTTCGCCTTCTGGAACCTCTAAAAGTACCTCTACCGTTGGTTTCTCCCCTCGATTTAAGAGTGAACGGATCCAGTTCGCGGCATGGTGTTTCGTTTCGCCCGATCGCGCCTTGGAAATGTGCGCTCGCAAGCGTGATGCTGGGTTGGTAGTTTTTCCTATGTATCGAATCTCGCCCTCAGGGCAAAGAAGCGCATAAATGTAGTCAGTCACATATTTTCTCCGACAAATAAAAAGGCCAACCGGAGATTAACCGGTTGGCCTTTAGTTTACCAGACTAAACGTGAAAGTCTAGGCTGTTACGCAGTTCCCCACTGCACGCCGTCCAGGTAGGAAACGGCCTGAGGACGGCGTTTTTGCCATCGTACCCATCTCTCGGCACGAATCGCCGTTTGGTTAGTTTGGAACATGCTAACCAGTTGGGCGGCAGTCGGAGTGGCGTTCGCGGCATCGTCGTCGAGGAAGATGGTCGCTTCTTTCGACAGGTCGATGGTGACTACGCCATCGTCGGCCAGGTAGATCTCGCTGGCGAAGGCCAGGATGAACAGAGAGCCGCTGGAGTCAGATGGCACGTAATTCGATACGATCAGCGGGACCGAGTCGATACTTCCGCCTGCCATGCTGACGTTCGGGAACTCGGTTTGGCCGAGCGGGTTACGCATCAGCGACAAGGCACGGGCAGTCTTCGCGTCGGTGATGTAAACCGCGCTGCCGGTTGGCAGGTTGGTGGCGTCAGCCTCGGCCCACAAGGCGGCGATATCGGCGCGTACTGCGTCGGCGTCGGTACCACTGGATGCGATAGGGGTAACGCCGTTGGTGACCGACGCAGGGCTAGCCGAAGCACCAGTACCGACTGCTTTATCTGGATCTACGAAGTCGATATCCATGCGCTCGATGACAGCGTCGGCCAGGTCGTCACGTACCAAGGTTTGGATCGCCGGGTCCGAGAAGCGCGACAGCTCGTCAGTTACCACAGAGATGGCTGCGATCTTGGACCAGGTGAGGGTTTGCGCCTCGTAGCCGGACTTGGTTACTTTCTTGCGGTATCCCTCACCTACCCACGCTGCGCTGCCGGCAGAAGTCTTGCCAGGGATACGCACGTTGAAAGGTACGCGGCGCAGAGCTGGCACGTTGCCGGTGCCGAACTGGCCGACAATTGTGCGCGGACGGAGAAAATCTACGAACTCCGAAGACAGGTTGGTGTAGTCCACCAAATTGCCAGCCCAGGTTGGGTCAGTGGTCGTACCCGCGGCTACAGCGGCTTTCATGATGCCTTGAAGACGGACGTCATCCGAGAACTTGTTTTCGGCGAACGCCTTGGCGCTGGAGATATCGCCTTTACCGGCGTACATGGCCAGGGCGAACTTGGCGAAGCCAACGCCGGGCTCTTCGTTCTTCACGCTCTTCACGACAGCAGGAGCCGCAGGGCGCATACGCTCGGCCATCTTGGTGACGTCTTCCACTGGCTTGGCTTTCGCCACGTCAGCGGCCTGCATGGTTTCGAGACGCTTGATGTGCACCTCGGTAGCTTTGATCTCGCCACTCAGGGTGTCGAACTCTTCCGACTCTGCAGCGTCCAGGGAGCGGCCTTCTTCGCCCGCTTTCTCCATCAGCTCGGTTTGACGGGCCGATTTTTGTTCCAGGGCAGCCTGGAACGATTTGATTTGATCACCGAATTTCATGTCTTGGCCCTCCTCGGGCTTCGGAATGGATTTTACGACAGGTTTTTGTGCCGAAGCGCCGGCAGTGCTCAAACGTACAACGGGGATCGCATTAGTGCCTGTCGCGGCTGGCAGACCCACATCGAACGACTTGATCGTTTCAATTCGCGCTTCCGCTTGCGCCGGAATTGTAACTGCGGAAAGCTCAAATACTTCAGATCGGATGTACCGCGTGCCCCAGGTGCCCGCGATGTTCTCTGATTCTATCGACCGGAAACCGATTGATACGGCGCGCACTAGGCCGGCCTTAATCGACTGCCAAGCCTCCTCGATCCTGTCACGCAGCTTACCTTCTTCCTCAATCTTCGGAAGAGTAGCCGTAAAAGGTACGCCCTTCGCAGTAGGCTTGCCGAACTCAACCAAGCCAATCGGCTTGTCGTGCTCGTGCTGCCACAGCAACGGAAGAGGGTTCTTGAAGGTCACGCCAAGTGGCTCGACCACGTCGCCCACGCGATCCACAGCGGGCGTAGTCGCCATGCCGGTAATTACGCGACTTTCGTCGTTTACGGCTTTGACCTCAAGAAAACTGTAGGCTCTGTTCATACACAGCTCCGGTAAATTAGGCGCACTGTAGCCTAAAGTTTAACCCAATACCAGCATCTGGAATTTGCGATGCGCTGCAGCCGGGTTGAGCGACATAAGCGATACCGCGTTGAATAGCGCCATTAGGGGGTCAATCTTGGCTGAGCCGCTGGCGGCTTTGGTGATAAGAATAGAGTTAGCCCTTGGTTCGACGCGGGCGTTACTCACGCACCAAACCATCAAGCCTTGTTCGGCATGGGCCAGTTGCCCGCCAGCGAGGCGCCGCTCGGTAGTCTTGATAGCGCCACCCAACTTCCAACCCTGGCTGATACCGACGATCTTGTCTTCTGGGATGCCTCGGTTGATAAGCTCGTCGAAGATTGCGCCAATGCCAACCGGGTCAACGCCGATCTTGTCGAGCAGGCCCCATTCGTAAACCTGCTCTACCAAGTCGCACAGCTCGGTTACGTCGTCGCCTACGCGAGAAACTAGGATCAAGTCCCCTTGCCGCGCGAAGTCCTCCATCTTCGACTTCTCAGCCAAGTTGCGCTGCAGTGCCGATGGGTGCGCCCACGCGCGCATCCATGCGACCCATTTGTCGGTACCTGTTAGGCGTCCGACCATAGCGAGCCCGAGCAAGTCGTCCAGGCCGCCCCCGTCGATCCCGATGTCGATAACCTCGCAATGCTCCTTGAACCACGCGAAAGCGATGTTCGCGTCGGTAGTCTCCAACCAGTAGTCAGCGCCGGCCCAACGGTCGGTGCGAAGTGCGAGGCCGATTTCTACGTTGAGGTACTTCGAGAGAACGATCAGCAGTTTGTGTGGGCCGGTCTCGCGAGCGCTCTTAATCTCCCGCTCGATGAATTCGATACTGGCTGACTTGCCCAGGTTTGGGTTCGTCATGAAGAAGTTAGCCGGATCGAGATATGCCTTGCTCTCAATATACGACTGGGGGAATTCGTAGAGCATCGGGAGGAACTGCGGATCGTCGATCTCGCCGTCGCGCACTTTGCGGGCGTACATCAGCTTAGATGCAAAGACCCCGGCAGGCGGTTCGTCGGATTGCGTGGTGAGGTACAGCACAAAACCTTCTGGTCGCGAAGCCAACCCGCCCGTAGCTTCAAGCAGCATCTTTTCTGCGTTTGGGTTCTTGCCAAAAAGGTGAATCTCGTCCACCAGCACAACCGTAGCTTTCTTGCCACCCACGGTGTTCGAGTCCGCGGCTACCACTTTCAACGTAGCGCCTGTACCGAGGTGCTTGATCGTCCGAATGTGATCCTGCACCTGCATCATCGCGTCGAGCTGCGGATCGGCTTTTACCATATCTCGCGCCGGGTTATACGCGTTGTCAGCAACCTCCTTTGTAGGGGCTAGGAACAGAATCTCCGCGGACTTGCGCCAGTTCATTTTCAGAACCGTCAGCATAATACTAGCGGCCTCGGTCGATTTGGCATTCTTTTTGCTTATTAACACGAAAGCTTCGCGGATCATCTGCTTGCCGGTCTCGGGATCGTAAGCCCCGAACACGGCATTCGAAAGATCCTCCGCCCAGGTGGCGCCAATCTCACCAATCGTTTGTTGCCCATCGCCAACGTCGACGATCTTCAGCCGGTGGCGGAAGCGCTGCGCCTCTTTGGCCGAATCGGGGAACAGCGGTTCGAACGGGACGAGCGAACGGCCTTCAATGATTCGGCTTTCCCAATCTGGACACGCGGTACTGTAGATAGGAACTGTCATAGTCGTATTGCCTCTTCGTAGAGCGCATTCCACAGCTCCGTAAAATTATCGGGCAAGAAGTCTTTCTTGGCACGGTTATCCTCGCGCCACAGCGGCTGCAAATTTCTAAGGCTCCAGCACATTTTAAACTCTAGGGAGTCATGGCTCGCCGGGCGGAAGAAAGAAACTGGGATTACGTGATCTATTTCTATCTCGCCCTGCATAAGCCTGGACCAAGTCATGCCGTCGGTGAATAGAGTTTCCAGGTGGTCTTTAAGGTCGCTAGCACTATAGGGGAGAAGATTCATCCACGAAGTGCCTAGCTTAGTCTTCCTCAAGCTATTCCGTACACCTGCGGATACCCGCATGCGTAGTGCGTGCACAGGATCAGTTCTTCTACGCTCTTTGTCTTTCGCCAAGATACTGTCTTTTCTCCTGGCATACGAAGCTCGGGCATTCTCTCTAAATTTATCCCTATTTTTCTCTACACTTAGGGCGTATGCAGATGCTGTGCATTCCCTGCACGTGGCGGCTAATCCTAGCGATCCTGTCTTAGCTTTATGAAAATAGGCGGTGTTCGCCGGTAGAAATGTCAGACAACGGGTACAAATCTTTTCGGTCTTACCCGCCGCGGCGATACGTTCAGCCTGCCGAGCTTGAAGAGCTGGCTGCCTTTCAGCGTTAGCCTTTTGCCATTCTGGCCTAGCTTTTCTGGCGCGGCGCTTGGCTGTTTCGTGATCCCGCTGGCTATGATACTTGGCGCGGCGTTGCGCCTGCATGCAGACCTTACAAGTCGCTTTGTGGCCGTCAGGGTACTCTTTCCCGATGTGGTACTCAGACCGAGGTTTGCCGATCTTGCACTTGGTGCAAAATTTCAGTTCACCGGCCAGGGGTTGCTGTGTAGAATTCGTTGCAGTCATGACGCACTCTCGATGCTGATTGGCAAGAAGCCCGACTAGCGCTCGCAACGCTTTCGGGCTTCGTCAATTCTATCCTTCACTATTGTTCACGACAAGCTTAGGCGGGCGTCTTGTCCCGTAAACGTCGTCAGTCGAAGCAGTCGCTTTAGCCCCTTCCTCCTTCGTCACCTTCTTGCCCTTGTCGCCTATTTTCGAATGCTCGAATGGCAGGAGAGCTTTCGCCGCCTCAAGACGCGCCTTCACACCGGCTTTCGGGCAGTTCATGAGCGCCGTTAGGAATACCTTCGGATCGTCAGTTTTGGCTATATCGAGCGTTACGATATCCGGCTCTTCGCCATTCTCATCAGGCTTTTCCTTAGTCGCAGGTCCGGGTTTGGTGCCGATCCCGACAGCCGCCAGTGCGGCCACGATGGCGGGGTGTTTGCGCATGCGATGGCCGGCTGCCTTGGCGGTTTTAGGGCTAAGTCCTGCGCTGATCGCAGCCTGTTCCGGTTTCTCTCCGCGAAGGGTCGCTTGGAAAAATTTCTCTTGGGATTCGTTGAGCATGTCTCGCGCCCGATTGTTACTCATTTGCGTAGGCTAACACGGGTAACAAAGCCCCCGCGAAAAATTCCGTACGAACAGGGTCGGCGCGATCAGCCTTCCGGGAAGGGGTGTAGCACGCGACTACCCCCCGGTAATGCGAATTATTCTCGTCTAACCCCGATTTTGCACCATTTCGGTGCGAGAATCGTTCTCATTTGACCGTTCGTCGGACTTTTCGCATCGAAATCGCGCGAATCATTCTCATTTCGGGTGAGTTGGCACGCTCGATGCAAAGCGCAGGGTGCCCGAGGCAACCCGACCGACGGTCATTGCGGGATTGGTGAGAGGGATGATATGGCGAACGCGCATCCGATGCAGGTCTACGAAGCCGCAGGGAATGCGCGTTCAGGTGGTATGAAGGGTGGCGGGTAAAGGGTGCGTCGAAAGGCTAGAAGCGCCGTAGTAGAGGGCTTAGGGGGTGGCGGGTAGGCGGTGTGCTCAGCCCTTGCGGCTGGAGCCTATTCCCGCATCAGCTGCGGTCTTCTCCGAGTGGCAGGGCTTGCACAGCGGCTGCCAGTTCTTCTGATCCCAGAACAGCTTGGGGTCGCCACGGTGATCGATGATGTGGTCGACCACGCTGGCCGCTGCCACGCGGCCTTGGGCTTCGCACATTACGCAGATGGGATGGGATTCGAGGAACTTCAAGCGATAGCGCTGCCACTTGCCGCCGTAGCCACGCTGCGCCGTGGTCAATCCCTCGCGCCACGCATCAGGGTTCAGCATCTTGACCGCCTGGGTATCAGCTACGGCTGTGCGAGTGGGCTGCATACGGACGCGTGGCTTAGCCATCAGGTGATATCCGGGTAACGAAAAGGATCACGGCTATTCAGCGATGAGGGACGCGCGTTAAGCGCCTGTGGCGCTGTATCAGCGACGTTCGCATCGCCAAGCTGTGGTGGCTCGCCTTGGGCCACTAAACGCTCCAGAGCGACGCATATGCGCTCCAGCGGCGCCGATGAGCCATATTCGAGACGCACATCACCACCGTTCCCTACGACCATTGGTTCAACACCCAGGGCTTCCGCTGTCGGTGTCAGAAACTCTGTCAACCGCTGCGCCGTCTCCTGGCTCAGATCGCATGGGTATCGCAGGACCAGTAATCCGTTGCTTGAGTTCTTCAAATCGTTCATTGGCTAAGTCCATCCACTTTTTGAGTTTGGCCCTTCGTCGGGCGCAGCCTGCACACGGCATTCGGTTGTCTCCGCTGAGTGGTGATCAGCCTAGCGCCAAATGCGAGGTTCGACCAGTGACCGGCTATCAGCGCAACGGTCAGGGGTTTGGTTCAAGCTAAACGCGCAAAAGCTGCGTGTTCCATTCAATCTGCAAAAATTGCAGGTTTAGGTACCATTTATCAGGAATAGAGAAAAATCTTCCACTAAAAGTCTTGACAGGGTACTCCATTTGGGGGTAGCGTTGCCCACAACGCTTTACCCACCCAAATGAAGGGAAAGCACCGGACGCAATGACCGGATCCATTAGCTTTTCACCGTTTCTTCCCGCCTGCGACAAACCAAACCCCTTATAAATCAATGCTTTCCCGCTAAAGTTGCGTCTGAGGATCCATTAGATCCACTAGATCCATTTAACGCTAATGGATCCGAGAAGGATCCATCTAGCCTAGA